AGGGTGTCAGTTCTGATATGCGGTCGAAAGACTACGTTCACGTCCATCATGCCGGATAGCGTGCCCGTGCCAGTCACCCCGTTCAGATACCCGCTTCCGCTGATGTCCGTGCCCTCCGAACCGGCAGTCAGCACCCCTATCGTCCCGGAGTCCACCCAGAACAGGAAGCGCGTGGCGTCATGGTTCCATCGGCAGTAGCCAGTGTTACCCGGGATCTCCGCGCGCAAGGCGGTTTGCAGGACCAGCGCGATGGCGTCAAAGTCAGCGCAATCCGTGAGGTCCATGTCCGTGAGCCCGTAGGTGGAGGTATCAATTGATACCGTAGCGGATGCATCGCTGATTGCCGTCCAGTCGGCGAGGGTTGTCGTGCCGGCAACTCCGCACGTAAGCAGGCGGTCGTCCTGGTCGTGCGGAACATAGGAGCCGACGAAGCGGAGGGTCTTCTCGTCTCGCAGTGAATAGTATTCCGTGGCCTGCAGGACACCGCCCAGCCGAACCGATCTGACCCTGTGGATGCTGGCGTCGTAAGAATGCAGGGTTGAAATGTCGTAGTCCTGCTGGTAGTCGACTACGGCCAACGGGTCAAGATCGTCGCGGAATGCTTCCGTCTTGGAGCAGAACCTGCGCCCTACTGCTTGTAGAGCCTGCAGCACCAGAGCCGGCGTAGACCCTGGGAGCTGCGGGATCAGAAACGGATAAAGATCCGAGTATTGCGAGACCTGTGACATACTTGCCCTCCATGTGGCCACAGATCAGGCTACTACCCATTCGAGCTGGCAGCCTCGACCGGAGCCTTTTGGCACTGCGCCCTGAATTCTGCCTCGGTGGCCGCGCCGAGTACGTCGAACGGGAATATCCTGACATTGCCCGTTTCTTTGCGGGCTTCGTTGGGAACCTGGCGAAACGTGGGGTACGTAGCGTGCTCGGCACACTCTTTGTACCGCTCGGCAATGATGACTACCTTCTCGCGCTGAATGGTAAGCGGGTCGCCATTGACGCTCAACGTTACGTCCGTTTGGTCGTTAGGCTGCGACTTGGACTGGAACTTGACCCTGTAAAACTTTTCCTTTGGCGCCGGGGGTATTATCTCCGCATCGATGCCAGGCTTTACCCGCGAGAGGACGAAACCGCTCTTGGGTTTTCCCGCGACGAGGGGCAGAACTTCCCATGCGTGCGGACTCAACCCCTTGGCTGCGCGCGCTGACGATGCGGCCGAGTCCGTCTTGAACGGCTCTCCGCTGCTGGCTACCATCGTTTTCTGCTGTGGCTCTTGGCCTTTACGTGGCTCTGGGCTCATGTCTCATGCCTCCATGCTGCGTGTACCTACCAAAGTAGGCGCGTTCTGGTTGAAAAGAGGGGAGACCGGTGTGTCCCGGCCTCCCCTTCCGATACTCGCTTGTGCCTAGTTGTCGAAGGTTTCGGCCTCAAACGCCTGGATCTCGTCGTTGACGTTGATCGAGCTCGTGGCGTTGAGCTTGAAACCTGCCGGAGTCGTCTTTGCCACCGCAACCGGCTTCATGTCGTACATCCCGCCGATTCGGAGTACCGACCCCGAGCCGATTGCCCTGCTCAGGGTCACTTCGTTGGCGGCGCCGCCCTGGCTGGCTGCCAGAACTTCGATGACCGCTTCCTTGATCTTGCCGCCCATGCTCTCCTGTATGAGGATATGGCTTCCCTCGCCAATCCTGCTTCCGCTCGCAAGGATGTCGTCATTGAAGTTACCGGTCCTGCTGCCGGAACTGCCCAGCGTCCAGGTGTCAATCGCTTCCGACTTGTACCCGTACGACTCGCTCTGCCGATAGTCCTGCCTGTCCCATGTCAGGTATACGCCTTCGCCCCAGGCCACGCTGGTCTGCAGCGCCGACGTGAGAACGTCTCCGCCCTCGTAGGGTTCGATACCCAGGCCGGCCGTGAACTTGCTCCATGCGGCATCACCGGGAATCAGCACTCCGTTGTTGCTCACAAGGCCGGTAAAGTGCCGGCTCCAGAACACGATGGGGACAATGTTCGAAGTCGCGTCGTCCACGCCAAACAGTGTCACCTTGTCGGGTATGAACCCGCAGCAAACGTACAGGGCCGCGCCCGTTCCGTTAAATGTTCCGCCTATTTTCTTCATCGATCTTCCTCCCGTTGGGGTTTGTACTCACTTAGCTGCTACTCTGTGTCCCTTGTCCTTGCCCCTCGCTTACAGCGCCGTCGCGGCCACTTCCAGCCGAGCAATCCACAGGTGGTTGAGAATGCAAGCGGTCTGCATGGTCTTCCACGAGACGAATCCGATCTGACCCAGCGGGTCGGCCTTGGTGGCTATCCCGGGGTTCAGCACGCTCGGCGTGATAGCGTTCTGACCCTGCAGAGGGACGATCGCATAGGAATCGCGCGCAACGATTATCAGCGGATACACGTCGCACTGAGCCGTATCGGTGACCTTCGAGCCGCCCGACAGGTAGGTCGTACCCGTCAAACCGGCTGTCGCCCACGGATCAAAGAGAGGCGTGAGGATTATCCGGATGTTCTCGATCTTGCCGATTTCGCCCATCTGCGCCTTGGCGCTGTCGGCGTACTGCTCGACCGGGACAAACCCAGCGACTCCGCGGAGATCCGCGTCCAGGTCCGTATGGCCCATGGCGAAGTAGGACATTCCTACCGGTTCGGTGCTGATCCGGGGGGAAGCCTTGATGATCTTCGTGAATTCCTTGGCCTTGTTCTTCTTGAACGCGCGATAGACCTTCCGGAAGTCGTTCTTCGTTGCCGGCGAGTTAACCAGGGCCCGCGATGCGACACCATTGCCGTAGTACACGTTCGTTCCTGCCTTCATCACGGCGATACGGATGGTCTCGACGGTCTCGGCCGCCTGTTCCCCGCAAAGCCCGGCGGTCTCGTTCAGGACTGGATCCTGATGGGTGTCGGCAATGACGTCCGTGAGCTTCACCAGGTCGCCGTACTGCTCGAGAGTACAGGTGATGTCCGTGAAGGAGAGTGACTGGCCGGCAGGGGTGATTCCCTCTGCCAGGGGCGCGCTTGCACGGGCAAGAGACTCGTAGCGGCGGTACTTACGAGTCTTGGTCTGGTGCTTCCCTTGCGGGTCGACCTGTCCAAAACGCTCTGTGACCATCATGTACTGGCCACGTTTCAGAAGTTTTCGGACCAAGTGGCCCGCGACTTCTCGGCTGATATCTCCATATTCGGTCGTCGGCATGATTGAGCCTCCCTTTGTGTTCTATTCCTGTACCTATTTGGCACGGAGGCTCAACGGGCCTTCTGGCGTAGTGCTAACGTCACAGTGTCATTATCTTTACCAACTTGCCGCATCCAGGACACTTAATCTCGATTGCGGTCCCAGGGCCTTCCTTGCCCTTGTAAAACATATGGTTACAGACCGTGCATCGCTTCTCTGTCGTGCGATCCACCGGGATCACTGGTGCGTGAAAACGCGAAGACCACGTGGTCCTACTCCTCGTCTTCGTCGGCCTCTGCTTCAAATCCTGTACCAAAGCTATCCTTCCCGGCATCGGTCGCCTCTTGAGTTCGCAACCCGGCACGCAGCGTCTCTTTATGCACATCATTGCGCTTCGTCTTGACCGCGAGAGCCGCTGCGTCACTGCCCTTCGCTGCGCCCTTTGTGGCCGATTCCTTGTAGGCATCCATGACCAGTGCTACCCCGTCAGCGTCATAGCCGTTCGCCATCCCCTGATAAGCAGCAGGCTTGCTCTTGAGCCACGTCTTGTACTCAGGAGACTTCTCGATCTCCTGGAAGTCGGGATGGCTCTCCCGCACCTTGGCGGTGAACTGCATCTCTACGTTCTGCTTCTCCAGGGCATCGAGCCGCTGGTTCAGCTTCGTGTTGTCGCCGATCGGAGCCGGTTTGCCGCCCGAGAAATGTTGCGCCAGTGCCATCAGGGCATTGACGTGTTCCGGGCCGTACTCCTTGGCGTAGTCTTCGAGGCTGATATCGGAACCATCGGATCCTTTGAACGTGAGATCCGGTAGCTTGCCGTCGACTGCCGGCTGCTCCGGAGCCTTCTCCTGGGTGTCGGCCTTGAATTTGGTCAGCACTTCGGATGCGTCGACGTGGTTGCCTTCATTCGCCTGCCGCTGTACTGCCGTAGACTGCCCATCGAGCCAGGCATTGAACTGCGGGGTGTCGGCGACCGCGCGCGCGTCAGGATGGGCCTTCTCGACCTCGCGCATGAACGCTTCCTGTCGGGCTGCCTGGCCGTCCACTTCGGCCTTCTCCGCCCTTTGTGTCGCCTTGGCGTCTGCGGAGTCTTCGGGTTTCTCGGGAGGGAGCTTGTCGGCGGCAGGTTTCTCCGGGGGTTCCTCTTCCTTTTTTACGGGAGCGGGCTTCTCCGGGGGCTCCGCTGGCTTTTCAGGCACAACCTTCTCGGGTTCGACGACGGGGTTCTCGACTGTGTCTCCGTCGTCGTTACCTTCCGCTTCGAATCCCGCGTCGAAACCTTTTTCATCCGGGTCTACGACAGGGGTTGCGGTCGGCGGATCTTGCTGCTCTTTGACCTCTACGGGGTCTACGGCATTTGTTTCTTTACCCATTCCAGTGTCTCCTCGCGGTTTCAGACAACAAAAAGAGAGGCCCCACCGGGGGTATCGGCCCCGATACGGCCTCTCTCAACTCGCGTTCGCCAGGGTAGCTTACGCCCCGGAGCCTGCTGTCAATTGTCTACTTCTTCGGCTTCGCGGACTTCCTTGCTTTCTTCGGCTTATCAACCTTCGCGGGCGCCGCCTTGGGTTCCTCCGCCTTCGGGGCCGGAGTCCTGTCGACAGTGTCCGCCACAGGAGGGGCCGCACACACGGGTTCCGACGGCTGGGCTTTCTTCTTCGGCGCCAGTGCCGCCAGTCTCGCGTCGATAGCTTCCTCTATCAGCGCCTTGATCTCTACAATCTGTGTCGAATTGAGCATGATGATTCTATCCTTTCATCCTTCGGTTAGCTGCCGGGAAGTTCTATCGCAATCGTGCCGATCACAACGCCGCCCACGGAACAATAGACGTGATTAGTGAGCTGCTCGCTGGTCGAGATAAACGCCAGCGCAATCTTGCCGTCGGCATCGGTCAGGACCGGCCATACGTTCGTATTGGATGCGCTGTCAACCCGCGAACCGCAGGTTATGCTTGCCGTAAGGTCCAGTCCGCTAAAGTCGGCAACTCCCAAAGCATTAGAACTGACCCAGACGGTTGCCAAGTACATAGCACCTGGATTAACTCCGGACTCCGTGGTGAGCTGCATTTCGACGACTCCGTTGGTCGTGTTGTTGAATGCAACCGTCATGGCAACCGATCCAATAACGTCAGCCTTGGCAAGTAGAAGAGCCTCGGCAACCTGTGCTCTATTCGTCTCGACGACGAGATCGGCCTGACTTGCCAGCAGTGCTTCGGCAACTTGGGCTCTGTTGGTTTCGACTACGAGATCAGCCTGCGAAGCCAGAAGGGCTTCAGCAACCTGCGCCCTGTTGGTCTCGACGACCAGATCCGCCTGAGAAGCAAGCAACGCCTCGGCAACCTGAGACCGGTTGGTCTCTACAATGAGAGCCGCAGCAGTTACCGCATCGGTGACGTTCGTGCAGTTCCCAAGGTTGAGCGCCGGAGGAGTGCTTGATGCAAGCAGCTTCGAAGCATCAAGATCAGCTATAGTGACCGTGACGTTCGTGCCGTCCTGGCTAACGGTGACATCTCCTATGACTGGCATAGCGGTAGCGACCTGGGAGTCGTTTCCGACGAATAGGCTGTTTGTTTCCAGGGCCTGCCCGGTCACGCTGCCGGTCACATCTCCGGTCAAATCCCCGACGAACCCACCCGCTGCCGTGACGGTATCCTCGAACGTGGCTGCGTCTTCAACATCGAAGTCGCCCTCGAACCGGTGATCTCCGGTATGCAGCCTGTCCCCTCTGTCGGTGGTCGCCATGCCTACCATGGCAGACAGGCCGAGCGCCAAAAGAATCGGAACGAGCAAGTAGGGGGAGAATCGGTGTGTTCGCATCATGACGAGGCCTCCTGTGTGTTTGGATCACGCTCGGAGGCTCGCCGGCCTTCTGGCTTTGTTGCCTTCTTGATGAAGGCTCCGGCATCGGCGGGCAACGCAAGCACCCGGTCAATACCTTCAATTATTCCCAGTCTATACTTTAAATCCTTGCGAATGTCAAGGGGATTGTCCTGCGGGTGCTCGTGCAGGGCCTTGTCCTCCTTGTCTCGGAGCTTCTGGGCTGCATCGAGGAGGATTCGCGCGGCTCCAGTCTCTCTGGCTCTCTCCAGCACGGGTATATCCGTACCTATGGGCACCAGCAGGGGCATTGTCGATACGTTGCTCACTGTCCGCCACCACCTGCCGGCCGCGCTGACTGCACGGGTTTATCCGGCTTGGCCGCATCGATCTCCGCTTTCTCCGCGTCGAGCTCTACCTCGGCCTCGTCTATGGCGATTCCCGCCCGTTCGGCTTCGGCCCTGGCTTTGTCCAGGTCGATCTTGGCCGCGGACGCCTCTATCTCGAGCTGGCTCAGTACGTCCTGGGCTTTGGCTTGTGCTTGCGCCTCTGCCTCTGCCTGCTTCTCTTCGGGCGATTTGCGGTACTGGCTGGCTTCGATGTCCAGCGCCTTGCCTATCTCCTCGACCATGTCGGCGATCTTGAACTCTGCGGAAAGCTGTTCGCTGGACATGATCAACTCGATGAATTGCCCGATCTTCTTCACTCTCTGGATGCGGTCCTGGAAAGATGTAAAGCCCAGCGCCTTCACCACGTAGTTCCCTTTGCCGTCCTGGACGTCGGGATCCTGCATGTTGTACTGGTAGAATGCGGTGATGGTGGGCTCTATCAGCCCCTCGTCGTGGTTGCGGATAACGCTTGCGATGTACTTCCCGGCCTTTTCTACGAGCTGAGACACTTCGTATGCCGTCTCTTTCGCGTCAGTCTGGATGCCCTGCGCTATCTTGGGGATCAGGCTCTCTTCGTCGCCGAATGTCATAATCACATCGAGCAGTTGGTGGACAGCCTGGGTTGGCGCCTGCATTGTCACCTGGTGGATTGCCTGCTGTGCGCTCTCGGCGGTATCGTTCACTAGCAGCTTGAGAACACCCTTGCGGAGTCCGGCGTTTACGTCGTCGGGGTTCTCGAGGAGGGATTCTTTGACGGCCACGATCAGGCATGAGGCAAGATGGGCAGCATCCATGGCGGATCGGAGCAGCCCGTTTGCCATCTCCTGGCTGTCCTGCATGTTGTCGGCCACGCCTGTCCCGTAAGGTTCGTCGTGGGTTTCTTCGCAGACAGCGCGCATCAAGGGCCGTTCGGTCGGGTTGGAGCGTATGTACCGGACGATCTCCTTGCCGGCAGTGCATACGAGTATTTCCATCTCGTCTCCGTCGTCCTCGGCCTCTTCCAGTGCCATTGTCGGGATCTCTGGTTCGTCGATAAGGCCCATCAGTTCAGTCTCGAAAGCCATGGCGTTAATTCTTGGCACCCTGCCCCAGTATTCCCGGTAATCGATGCTGTTCAGCCGGTTCTTCACTTCGCGGAGTGCTGGCGGCAGGCTTTCCTTGTGGCCTATTTCGTCGGAGTTGGCCATGCCGATAGCTGCGTCGATGGCGCCATCGATGTACGCGGTCCTGCCCTTCTTGCTTCGCAGCCAGTGCGGAGAGACCAGTCGGCGGTGGTAATACCCGGCTCCTGCCTTCAGGTCGTCTGTTTCCAGGTCGCGGAAGATCTCCCATACGCTCACATAGGTGACGCCCGGGGCCTCGTGCTGCTCGTTGTATCGCTCCCAGCGCCTGTACTGCGGGTCAACCCTGCTCGGATCCCCCACCCCAGGGATGTCGAGCACCTGGTATCCGGGTCGATCAACGGCGAGGACGATAGTTTTCGAGTACGTTTCACCATAAATGCCGGTGGATAGCACGTTCTTGAGCAAGTGCCTGTCTGCGTGGCAGTCCTCGAGCTGCTGTTCAATCAGCTCCTTGAAACTCTGGAGTTGATCATCCTGCGCGTCAGGCATGTCCTGAGGGGATTCTGCTGGTGCTACTCGGTCGTGGGGGGAAGGCTTGAGAAGGAAGGGTATTTTGCCGCCCTGCAGGAGCATGTCGGTCACCATGGCGAAATAGGCAATAACCTTCTGCCTGGTGAGGCCTATAAACGCATTACTGCGCCACCCCTCGCCTTCTTCCTCTTTCCGACTGTTGGTGGAGATGCGCTTAAAGTCGTCGATGTTGCGCTTCCACTTCTTTTCGATGGGCTTGCGGTCCTCAGCCCACTTGTCGAAGCGTTTGTCCAGGAACTTAGCAAGGTCCGTGTCCGCGGTCACTGCGTCGACTTGTTTCGCCATGCATACTCCCTTGCCTACTTTGGTAGGCTGTCCAGGGCAACAAAAAAACGGCACTGTGGTGTGGCGCCACAATGCCGTTCTTACGCTACTGAGCAACGCCGGGAGCTACCCAGTGCCGCCCTGTCCAGATTTCAAATCATCTCGGTTCACGCCATGGGAACCGCTCAAGTCCGTTCAGTCCTGCCGTCAAAGCCATTAGGGGCGCGGATACCTGCCCTATCTGTACCGGAGCCATCTTCAATGCCAGGTGCGTCTCGCTTTCATGCTCCGGCCGCAACAGGTTCCGATTGCCCATCTGCCATACCGTGTTCTCTGCGATCGCGTCGTCGGACCATGGAACATGCACAAACTGCGGCTTCGGCTGGATCATCTTCGACCGGCCCACCTGCAGGCGATACATCTTTGTCGTCTCTTTGCACTGGTGATAGTACCAGGTCGAGCAGAAGTACTCGTGCCATGCCGAATTGAAGAATGTGCTTACGCCTTCATGCGTTATCCTTCCGAGTTCGCCTATTACGTGATCAATACTCACGAACCTACGCTCGGCAAGTACATACACGATACGGGTGCGAATGTCAAGAGCCAAGACACAGGCGAACCCCTCCACGCGGGGCGTTGCGCCGGTCGCAACAGGCACAGCCCAGCACAATCCACCCCTGATATGGTACTCTTCGCTCGTCTCGTCAGGGAAGAACAGGGTCGAGGTCTTCCTGTCGGCGTTGTACCATGCGTGTGTTGGGGTTAGGAGGGTCTTCATGGGTTCACCGGCGCCTTATCGGTCGGCAGGGGCTGAATCGGCATCCAGTAGTCAACGTCTTGCCCCCAGTAGTCGCCCGGGCCAAAGCTAGACCACTGATATGGACGCTGGTTGTTCCCGTCTTCGTCCTCGCCTTTGATCGTATCGCTCCTGGGCCAGTTGCCCTCGGGGTAGTCGGGCATCTCGCCTCGTTTCATTGCTTCGCGTTAAGCGACAAATGCCTGCGGCGTTGTCCTGTCGCCCTATTGTCGCGCTCTGCTGCAATACCGATCTCGCCATTCTCAATCACAATGACGACACGATGAACCAGGCCGCAATCGCAACACGCCAGCTTGAACACCTGTCCCGGTTTCACTGACCACCCTTCACCGTCGCGTCTCTGAATGTACTTTGTCCTGCTGCGGATAGATCCCGACATCATGGTTCATCCCGTTAATGAGACAATCAGGGGCGCACCCTACTCGGCACCATTACCGCAGGACGCCTTCAGTTCCTGCATTAGGTCGTCGGCCTACCGGGAATTTCGTCCGACCCGTTACCCTAGTAACCGGCTGCACAGTGCTTCCGGCTTTCCTTTACGAAGCGGGCTGTGACACCGCTCCGGGTTACGCCCAACGCCCCTTCATGTCTCAAAATATCACTTTCCTTTGCGGAGACCGGTTCCTCTACAGTTCGATGCGCCCGAGAACGTCGGCCACGTCCGTCCTGGCGCTCCTCACGTACCCAGTCAGTACGCGGATACGCTGCGCCAGCGGGACAATGTCCTCCACGTCTTCAATGCCCTTGCCAGGAGGGTTCGGGGGCGGCGGGGGCAAAAGCACCTGTTCAAGCCGACCCGTCACCTCCGCAAAGGTGTCGCGCATCAGGCAAATTTGCTTCTCCAGTTGTTCCACCTGTTCGCTTACCTGGGACTGTCGCTCCGGTTTCGGTTCGCCTCGTATCTGTTCACCTACTGCTGCCATGCTCGCCTCCTTTCGAGGTTCTCGGTCACTTTCCTACAGTTTTGACAGGCGCCGTAGAGCACCCAGCCCCCATCTGGTACTCCCGGGCCGTGTTCCGCATGATGTCAGCCAGGACTTCACCCATCCCGAACCGCTCTTGATTGCGGGCGATGGACTGGAAGATATCGCCGTCTGCATGCCGTTCAGTGGCCGCGGCCCAGTCGCAGAACATCTCCACGAGGTCCACGAGGGTCATTCCGCTCACTCCGCGGGGGCTGTGCTCCGGATGATGCCGGTTCGCCGCGTAGTGGTGCTTCAGGGCCTCCCCCATCTCCGCCAGAGACGCCTTGTACTCGTCGCTCCCGTAGGTCATAGCCTTGAGCTTAGGTGTCACCTGGTCGAATACGGACTTCTCGGGCTCACGGAGCTTGCTGTCGTCGTGACGGCAGGCTCGATAGTCCAAGATACCCATGATCTCTTCCAGCAGACTTCGAACCCGCATCTTGTGCGCCGCCGTGTCTGCCATGCTATCATATGCTTCTGTCATCAGGTCTCCTCCGCGGTCTGCGTTCTCGGTCACTTGTCATCCACCATTGCCGTACGCTTCAAAGCAGGATCTGCACATCGGTTTCCCGTCGTCATTGATCGCCGCGGCAGTACTGATCGGGCATACCGCACCGCAGTCAGGACATAGAAACACCGTTCTCACATGTTTGACGCCAGAGGCGGGACGCATGCTAGCAAGTGTCTCGCCAACTATTCCATGCACTGCATACAGCGTCGCCAGCGCCTGCGCCGCCTCCGGGCTCAAGCAGAACTTCAACTGTGTCCGTTCTCCGGTATCGGGCTGCGTGTTCCTCAGATCGTGCTCCAGTCCAATGCCGCCGTGGGGATGCCCGGCCGCTAGGCCGACAAAGACTTCCGCCCCGCTCGGCAGATCAATCTTGATCCAGTCCGTGTGCTCCGACTTCTGCGGCAGGGGTTCCGCCTTGTAGGGGACCAATGGGACCGATGGGGCCTTATGAGCCGCCGTGTCTGCCATGCTGTCCTCTGCTTCCTGCTGCTTGGCCTCTGCCAGTGCTTCAGTTGCCGTAAGGTTGGCGTCGGGGTCCCAGTTCCGTATGAACTCGGCTATGTCGTCGAGGCTCTCCGTATTGGGGCCGTGGCTCTGCGGATCATACCCGAAGTGGGTAAACATGGCATTCATGAGCCGTTCCATCTCCGTGGGAGGCGGAGGCTTGTCCGCTTCCGCATCGTCGAATCCCTTGGTGAACTCGTGGAGCTGCATAGTCTCACCCCTTCTTCATGGCGCTTTTAATTTCCTCGCCGGCAATCCTCAACAGTTGGTCGAACCAAGGTTCCGCGTCATTGCGCTCGATGATCTGATCGTTGGTGAACTTTCCCTTGTTGGTCTCTACCGTGACGCGGACCTGGTCAAGGCCGTCGTCCACTGCCCATGGTTCGAGCGTAACGCGCATTCTACCGATCTTCATGGATTCAGCCTCTCTTGATTGTCCAGTTGTCCACATTGGCCTCGGCTTTCGCTCCGGGAGTGCCCAATGGTCGGGCCATAACAGCATGGCATGAATCATCGTAAACATGGGATTCCTGCGTGTGGTCGATGTCTTCGGGGTTGAGCGGGTCTGCCTGGAGTACCGCGATGGTCCGGATAAAGGCCTCGCACGTATCATAGACCACCAGCATGGGCATTTCCGTGGGTGTCCCGTCCGGGTTCCGCTCCTTGACTCTCAGGCGTGCGTGGAATTGCCGTATCTTGAGTATCCGAGAGGGATCGCCTGGTTGCAGGGTCAATCCTTGCCTGGCGAACACCTCCGCGGTCGACGGTCCCTGCCCTCCGCCCCTGTAGTCGGGTTTACGGTTGAAGGAGGTCGGATCGCATAGACGGAGTATCTGGCGCCCTGATATGCCCTGCTCTGCCTCATGCTTAATGATCTGCTCGGCTATCTCGTCGTCGGTCTGCCGTACTCCCACATTGATCTGGCCTTGCATGCACCCGTAAAGCTCCGTGAAACGGTACAGCCGGCCGTCAGGGTCTACCCACCACCAACCCAGCGAGTAAGGGGCCCCGAATCCCCAGTCAAACGTCATCATCAGCGGGGTATCCTCGGGCACCGGCAGGGGCTTGACTACGTGGTCCCTGCGGTTGAATTGGAACATCTGGCCTATGAATATGTCCCAGTCACCCTCCTTGTACGCTGTTCGGTAGGGTTCAGGAAGCGCGTCCAGACGGTGAATGTAGTCGGGATCCAGCGTGGTGAGCGTAGGATTGTCCTCTAGGCGGCTCGGGATGTACTGCCGGTACATGCCTCCCTCCTTGTCGGGAGCCTTCTTGATCTCCAAGGGTTCGGCGGAGTCTACCCAACGGCGCTTCACGAACTCGTGCCCGATATTCCCGGGGTTGCTGCCGCAGATGATGCCCGGAATCTTGTGCTTGTACTTGGCGGGCACGTCCAGGGTGCAGCGGAGCCTTGCGCGAAGGTAGTCGTAGATGAACTCCGTGAATGTGGTCAATTCATCGATCAGCAGGAGGTGGATCTCTGCGCCCTGTCGCTTGAACACGTCTTTCTCGTGCTGGCAGTGGCATAGGTGGATCTTGGAGGCGTTGAACCAGTTCCATCTGTGCTTCTGCTCGGAGTACGTCCCCAGGCTGGCCGGAACCTCCGAGAGGGACGGGATAACATGGTTGTCCTCAAGCTCTGAGAATGTCCTCCGGAACAGGTAGACCTGCAATCCCGGGATGACGGTGGCCCACCTGTAGGCCTCCGCGCGAACGGCACGACTTTTACCCCCGCCGGCAGCTCCGCCCCATAGGATCTCGTTCGCCGCACTGGCGTGGAGCTGCCTCTGCTTCGGGTGGGGGTTGTAGTCTACGTTGATTTCCATGGGAGTATATCGCACTGGAATCCAGAAGCGCCCTTGTGACCGCCGCCGCCCCTGGCCTTGGCTATCACGCTTACGTCAACCTTCTCGGAGTACAGGGAGACGGTCCATTGCCTGCCATCGTGGTAGTGTGGCAGAAGGATATCGTATTCCTTGATGCGAGCCCCGAATCGGTCGGAGGATACC